CATTTGGTTCATTCCCTAGTGCAGGGAATCTCCAATGAAGCTGACAGACAGTATTAAAGATAAAGCTTTGCTACATGCGAAGGAGCAATATCCTAAAGAAAGTGTTGGTGTAGTTCAAATCGTGAAAGGGCGTAGTCGTTATTTCCCTTGTACTAATATTGCAGAAAATCCTGAAGACCACTTCATCCTCGATCCAGATGATTATATAAAAGCAGAGGATAGAGGGCAGATAGTCTCAATCATTCATTCACATCCAAAGACAAGTCATATGCCTTCGACAGCCGATAAGGTTGCTTGTGAGAAGACTGGTATCCCTTGGTATATTGTTAATCCTAAAACAGATCTGTGGGGGTATTATGAACCTTCAGGCTTCACCTTGCCTTATGTCGGTAGAGAATTTTTTTATGGCATTGTAGATTGTTACTCTTTAGTTAGAGATTTCTATAAGAGAGAATTTAACTTAGAAATGAAAGATTATGAACGTAAGGATAGATGGTGGGAACGTGGTGAAAGTTTATATTTAGATCATTTTGCTGATGAAGGATTTGTAGAGATTCCTATAGAAGAAATAGATTATGGATGTGCGCTTTTAATTCAATTAGAAGCTTATGTGCCGAACCATGCGGCTGTTTATATAGGGGATAATATGATTTTGCATCATGTTCAAGATAGATTAAGTTCACGGGACTTATATGGGAGCTATTATCAAAGGAACACGGCTAAAATTTTAAAGCATGAAAGTCGTTAAAGTTTACGGGGCATTAAAGAAACGATTAGGTCAAGGTCGTTTTGAATTTGATGTAAAGACTCCTGCTGAAGCAGTAAGAGCTTTATGTGCAAATTTCGCTGGCCTAGAGAAATGGATTATTGACAGCAGTCAAGATGGCGTTGGATATAAGGTAAAAATAGGGAAAGAGTTAATTGATAAGGATCAAGTAGAGGAGCTTCATGCCCCCTGGAGCGAGAAAGATGTGTTCAGCATTACACCGATTGTTACAGGTGCAGGAAGAGGTTTTGGGAAAGTTCTTGCAGGTGTACTGCTTATTGGAGCTGCGTTTATGACAGGTGGTGCGAGTCTTACTGCGGGGAAACTTACTTATACTGCAACAGCATGGGGTGGAGCTTGGATGGCAAATGCCGCTGTTACGATAGGAAGTTATTTAACGCTCAGTGGTGTAGCAGAAATGATCTCTCCTGCTCCAGAAATGCCTGACATGAGACAAGCTAATACATTAGAAAGTTTTAGTTTTAGTGGAGTCACAAATACATCTCAAGTAGGAGTACCTGTTCCTATTGCTTATGGTCGTTTGTTTGTTGGTAGTGTAGTAATTGCTGCTGGCTTAGATACTGATCAATTGGAGATCTCATGACCTACATAAGAGGTGCTGGAAGTGGGGGTAAAGGAGGTGGTGGGCATACTCCTGTAGAAGCTGATGATTCCCTCCAGTCTGTTCAATTTGCAACTGTTTTAGACCTTTTAAGCGAAGGAGAAATTCAAGGTCTTGATACAGGAGATGAAAGAAGTATTTATCTAAACAAAACTCCTGTAAAGAGTGAAGATCAAGATGGGAACATAACAGATAATTTTGGTTCATATAAAGTTGTTACCCGCAATGGATCTTTAAATCAATTCTTTATCAATGAGCTTTCTACGAGTGGAACGCCTGGTAATCCTACAAATGTCAGTTATAAGGTAACAAATACGGCTGATCCTTTACAAGAAGATCAAAGTGCGTACCAAACAGCAAGGATTGCTGGTTCAAAAGTAGTACAACTTCAGGTTGCTGATAATACAACAGATAGTGTAAGGATCATTATTACAGCAGAGATTTTGAGAGTTATTGAAGATGACGGAGATATTGTAGGAAACGAAGTTATGTTAGATATAGAGACTCAACATCGTGATGGTAATGGTACTGCCAGCGGTTATACCTCTATATTTGTTCAAAAAGGAGCTAATGCTGAAGCAGATGAGCGTAAATACAATAATGGTTATTGGGACAAAATAAAGGGTAAGACAAGTAGTATTTATCAAAAAGACTATTTATTTAATATTCCTTCAGGTGCTAATTTCCCTATAGATATACGAGTATCGAGAGTTAGTCAAAACGAAGATAGTAGCAGGAGATCTAGTGATATTAAATTTTCTAGTTATACGAAAATTATTAATGATAAATTAGCTTATCCTTATTCAGCTTTAGCTTATTTAAGATTTGATAGTAGGGAATTTTCATCAATACCTACTAGAAAATATAAGATTCGTGGAATAAAAGTTAAGGTTCCTAGTAATGCCAAAGTTGACATATCTGAAACTAAGAGATTAGTACTTTCTACAGGTCAACAAGAGACAATTACTAATGGTGTTGGCTATCCAGGTAGGATTTCTGAATATGTAAGTGTCTGGGACGGTACATTTAGTGCTGTTACTTGGTGTAATGATCCTGCTTGGTGTTTATATGATTTATTAATTTCGGAAAGATATGGGGTGGGAATTCCTGAAGATACACTTGATAAGTGGGAGTTTTATAAGATCAGCCAGTATTGCAATGAATTAGTTGATGATGGACAACCAGGAACAGGCTTCGAACCTAGATTCTCATGTAATTTATTAATTAATGGTCGAACAGAAGTCTATAATGCGATAAAGGAGATGGCTGCGATATTCCGTGGGATGAGTTTCTACGGGGCTGGTACGTTATCAATGTTGCAGGATTCCCCTGCCGATTCTCAATATCTATTAGGCCCAAGTAATGTTATTGACGGACGTTTCGATTACGCTGGCACTTCGCAGAAAGCTCGTCATACAACTGCATTAGTAGCATTTCAAAGTTATGATAATTTAGGTGATGTTCAGTTTGAAAGAGTAGAAGATGTTGATGCTATTATTAAATATGGGATTATCGAGAAAGAGATAAAAGCACTCGGATGTTATTCACAAGGACAAGCACATAGATTAGGACTTTGGGCCTTAAAGTCAGAACAATTGCTAACAGAGTCTTGTACTTTTGGAGTTTCAATAGAGAGTGGAATAATATTAAGGCCTGGGATGGTTATTGATATAGCCGATCCAGTAAAAGCCTTTACAAGAAGACAAGGAAGGATAAGATCTGGTTCTACTACTAGTGTTATTAATATTGACAGTGGTGAGAATACATCTATTGATTTAACAAAAGATCCGAAAATATCTGTTTTGCTACCAACAGGTGTTATGGAAACAGAGAATATAGGAAGTGTTAATACTCAAAATAGAACTGTTTCTCTAGCTACTGGTAAAACATTTTCAGAAGCACCTGCTGAAGGATCTGTTTTCTCTATAAGTACGACTGATGTACCTGCTTTCACATATAGAGTAATAAGTGTTAGTGAAGCAACTGATGGAGGATATGCTGTAGCTGCGATAAAATACGAAGCTTCTATTTACGCTGGTGTAGACGCAGGTGAAGAAATAACGGTTCAGAAAATTTCTAATCTGTCCACTATTCCAGGCTTATGTACTGGAATTATTGACAAGGAATTTTTATATTCAGATGGTCAGGGTGTCTTTATTGGTTGCGATATAAGTTGGAGATGTGATCCAAAAGCTGTTGCTGGATATAAGGTAACTTATCGTGTTAATCAAGATAACTGGGCAACTGTTGAAACAGCCTCTCCATCTATAAGTTTGAGACAGGGTGGAAACTTTGGTGCGTTACGGGCGGGGTATTTACAAATTCAACTACAGGCTGTGAATTACTTAGGTCAAAGTGGTCCACTTGCTGTTCATAATGTAACCCTGAGAGGAAAGACACAAGCACCAGCGAGTGTAAAGAATCTAACAATGGTTCCAACAAACGGCCTTGCTCGTTTGCAATGGACTCAATCAACTGATCTTGATGTTGTAGTTGGTGGTCTAGTAAGAATTAGACATTCGGCAGCATTAGCTGGAGTAACTTGGGCTACTGCTTCTGCCATACATGATGATGTAACTGGTACAGCGAAAGAAGCTTATTGTGACTTAAAAGAAGGAACGTATCTTGCTAAGTTTATAGATTCTGGAGGAAGACCAAGTATTACGGCAAGTAAAGTTGAATTTACTAAGCCTGACTTAGATAATCTACATAATGTTACTAATCAAACTGAAGACAGTAGTTTTAATGGAGCAAAAGTAGACGCAATTGTAGAGAGTGGTGAATTACTAAACTCTCCTGATCAAGCACCCTTAACTAATAATACATATGACAGTTTATATATGGTTGATCACACTTCTGATTATGTGATCATTACATCAAACCCTCTCACTGGAGGGGGTAATATCGGACATTCTTATGTTGCAAATAATTATATAAATGTAACCGCAAGTGGAAGCAATTCATTCCCTTCTGGAAGTTACAAAGTACACTCTATTGTTAGTGTTTTAGGGTGCGGTGATGCAATACAGTTTGAGTATGCACCTAGTTTTACAAATGGTTTCGTAAACATCAAACCAGCTTATTGGAAGACATCCAGTACTTACTTATTTAATAATAATCCCATAGATTTAGGAGGTATATTTAATGTTCAATTAGATAGCTCATTAAAACTTAGAGGTATATATCCATCGGCGGCAAGGATTGATAGTTTAGGTGAAGACTATGATTCTTCTAATCCATTAACGACAGGGTTTGATACTGTACTAGAAATTGATGGGGTAACACCTAGCACTACTGATGCTCTTTTAAGTATTCGGACAACACAAGCTGCCAGCCCTTATCCTAGTAATTGGGGCGCAGGGACTTCTTATAGCCTTAATGATTTAAGAAGAGCTACTACTGATCAGGAGAATTATATTTTTAAATGCGTTGTTACGGGAACGTCTGGGAGTTCAGAGCCTACATGGCCTAATCCAGAAGTATGGAGTGCTAGTAAAGCAATAGCTTTGGGTACAAAAGTAAAAGCAAGTACTAATAATTCAAGTTTTATTTTTGAATGTACTGTTGCGGGTACAACAGGAGCAACTGAACCAACATGGCCTACTTCCGAAAATGGAACTGTTATTGATCAAAATGTTATTGGAGATGATGTTACTTGGAAAGCGGTTCATGCCGTAACTGATAATGCAGTGAAATGGGTTCCTATCTATCCAGACGAATGGACAAGTTGGAGGCCATTTAATAATGCTCAGTTCTCAGCTAGAAAATATGAGTTAAAACTTGCGATGACAACAGGTGGCGATAGATTGGCGAGAATTGCTATTGAAGAATTAAGAGCCGCAGAGAATATGGTAATTCGTACCATTAATGGATCAGGTACAACTGTTGGAGGTGCAGATAAGGAGATCATATTCCCTAATAAATTTAAAGGTATTCCTGTTATTGGTATAACTTTTACTGCCAATACGGGTTCTGGGGATTATTATCAGATAACAAGTACTCAAGGAGGGGCTGAAGGTGATGCTGCTAATGATAGATTCTTTATCTCGATTAGAAATTCAAGTGATCAGCGACAAGCACGAACCTTTAATTGGACAGCTACAGGTTATGGGAAGGGCTAACTAAATGGCACAAGTACAAACTGGTAATCTCCCTATAGAAAATGATACAGGGATTAACTTCAGAGCAGATGTTAATGAAAACATCACTGCCTTACAAACAAATAATGCTGGTACGTCTGTTCCACCTGTAGCGAAAGCAAATCAGTGGTATGTAGATACAAATACAAATCCTCCTACTCTAAAGATTAGAGGAAATGCTGATAACGCAGCGTTAATAACGGTTGGGCCTATTGAAGCTAATTTGGGTATGCTCCCAAAATCAGGCGGCACACTGACTAGTGCGTTGGAGATTCCTAGTGGCAGTGCGTCAGTTCCAAGTCTAGGGTTTGATGGAGATGAAGATACAGGTATCTATAGGTCTGCTAGTGGAACGCTTGCTATAACATCTAATAATGCAGCGGCTTTATTAGTCAGTAGTGCTGTAACAAGAGTACAGGGAACTGGTAGTAATCCAGGGAAAATAGCGTTAGAGGCTGGAGCTAACTCAAATGCAGTTAGTCTTAGCGCACCTGCTTTAACAGGTAATGTTGATCTTATTGCTCCAGCGGATACAGGGAGTAGTGGTCAATATCTGAAATCACAAGGTAATGGGCAGCCGATGTTATGGGCTTCCGTAGCTGGTGTCCCTTCAGGAGCTATCTTCTGTGTTGCTTTTACTGATGTTACTGGAAAAGCTTCAGGGTATCTTGTTTGTGATGGGACTCAATATGTTAAGTCTCAACATCCGACTTTATTTGATGCGATAGGTCAGACTTATGGAGGTTCAGGTAGCGGTAATTCCGCAACATTCAATGTTCCAGATTTGCGAGGTATTTTTGTTAGAGGCTTGAATACTACTAATATTGGGCATGACACAAATAGAACATTTAATAACACTGTCCAAGGCAGTCAGATGCAGCAGCACACACACACTGCTTCTGCTAATTCAAGTGTTAATGAAAATGGGGGGCATAAACACGATCCTACAGATACTGACCCCGCTACTAACACAGTAGCTTTTGGTCACAGTATTTGGGTTAATGATAGAGCTAACGGTAACTATGGTTCTGGTAATGGTCAAGGTGGTGGCCCACTAGGGAATAGACAGTTCATGAAAAATGCCGAAACAGGTATAAGTGTTAGTACAAGCGTTACCGTTAACGCTACTGGAGGAACAGATAATGGATCTGAAAACAGGCCGTACAATATGGCTATGATATACATAATCAAAATTTAACGACATGGCTATAGAACCAGGTACATATAACATGACGATCCAAAGAAGATCGGATCATCAAGTTAGCGTTACTTTGAAAGACTCTAGTGATGCAGCAATTAACTTGACTGGGTACACAATTGCCTCACAAGTTTGGGATTCTGGTAGAACCGCTAAGGCGGCTGAT